GACATTCCTCTACAGATCTTCTTTGGTGGTATAACCGGCCAAGACATTGACCGCATCACTAGGAAGCATAAGGATTTTCTAACTAATCCAACTATAGCTTCTATGGTCGAACTGATTATCCTAAAGGCAGAGGACAGCGATGGTGAGAAACTATTTACCATTGAGGACAAGATGGTTCTATTGAAAGAACCATTGGTCACAATCGCCGAACTATTTGGCGAGATGTTCTCTGGTGATACTGTTGAGGAACAGGAAAAAAACTAAGGGGCGATCCGTTCAGGTTTAATCTTATTGCCTTGGCCGAGAAACTGGGCAAGACAATACGAGAGATTGAACAAATCGAACTAAGTGAATATAATGAATGGGTCGCTTACTATAAAATCTTAGAGGATAAGCATAATGGCTGATGTAAACATTGTAATTCAGGCGAAAGCCGGTCAAGCCATTAGCGAAATGAAGCGAGCTGAAACCGGGGTGAGAAACCTTGGTGGAACCATAAAAAAGAACACTGGTGTATCTAATCAATACGGCAAAGTTCTAGACAAAAACACTCGCGGTCTGTCGACATTCGCCAAGTCTGGTTTACAACAAACTGGTTACCAGCTTGGTGACTTTGCTGTTCAGGTCGGTGGTGGCACAAGTGCGCTTCAGGCATTTGGTCAACAGGGTTCTCAGTTGCTCCAAATCTTCGGGCCGATTGGTTCTTTGCTGGGTGCTGCTGTTGCCATTGTCGCGGCTGTTGGTGTTGCGTATCAAAAATCGTCTGGCAACGTATCTAATTTTAGCAAGCAAACAGAGAACTTGACTAAGGCTCTATCGCAGCAAAGTGTCTATACCAAGAACCTAACAGGCGATATAGAGGCACTAAAAGAAAAATATGGGTCTATAAACCCAGAGCTTATAGAGTTTCTGAAAGTCCAGCGTCAGATAGAGGAACTTAGAGTTAAACAAGAAATACGAAGTGTATCTGCATCAGTTCGACAACTCGCAAAGGATTTTTCTGCCGCCGAAGAACTAACCAACAAGACTAATGATGCTTTAGCTGGTGTCAACGGTGCTTTCAGGTCAATTATAGATACATTTAAGTATAATGTGATTGATACGTTTTCCTCTGATCTTGATGATGTGGCAACAAAGTTTGGCATCAACAAATTAAGAGTAAAGGATTTAAGGCAAGAGTTTGAGGCATTCACCAAGCAGGGTGCGTCTACAGAGGAAAAACTATCTTCAATAAATAACATCCTATCTATCTTCAGTGAGCGGGGTTCTAAAGCAACTGAGGATCAGGACGACCTCAGAGAGATGCTAATAAAGGTAAGGGAGGCCATTGTTCTGGTATCTGGTGGCGTAAATAGCCTTGACCAAGCCCTCGAAAAAGTCGCTCAGAAAAAGGATTTCGTAAGAGTTGCTGCCGAAAGAGTTGCTATGGCAACATCTGGGTTGGGAGAAGTGTTCTCTCTAACCTTGAAAGATGGAGATAAGCTGGCTCAAGGAATAGCCAACTCTATGGGTTCTTCTTTTTCTTCTATAGTAAAGGGGACATTAACCGTAAAAGATGCCTTTAGAAGTATGGCATTGTCGATTATCGATCAGCTACTTCAGGTTCTTGTTGTCCAACAGATAGTTGGCACAGTCGGAGGCATAACTTCTGGCGGAGTTTCAGTAGCTGGAACGGGGTTAGCGGGTATTTTATCTGGAACCACTTCAACAGTTTACGGCCCTAGCAAACCACCCGGTCTCGCTATTGGTGGCTCAATGCAACGAGGCAAACCTTACCTAGTTGGTGAGCGTGGCCCAGAACTATTTATGGCCAACTCATCTGGTTCTATTGTGCCTAACAACAAAATGGGCGGCGGCTCTGGCGTAACCGTCAACCAGACAATCAATATTTCCACTGGGGTGGCTCAGACAGTCCGCACCGAAATAGCACAACTTATGCCGCAGATTGCTAATTCAGCCAAAGCCGCCGTTTTGGATGCGAAGCAGCGTGGCGGCTCATTTAGCAAGGCGTTCTGATGGCTTATACCTACCCACTATCCCTGCCAACCGTATCTGGCATCAAGTCGATAAATCTTCGATCAAGAAATGTTGTTGGAATATCTCAATCGCCATTCACGCTAAAGCAACAGGTTATCGCTCACTCTGGTCAACAGTGGGAGGCGGATATTATGCTTCCACCGATGACCAGAGATGAAGGCGAGGAATGGGTCTCATTCTTGGTGAAGCTAAAGGGTCAGCAGGGGACATTTTTACTTGGTGACCCATCAGGCGTAACGCCACGCGGCAGCGCGGCGACGACGCCCGGCACACCTTTGGTCAACGGGGCTGGACAGGTAGGAAGCAGCTTAACGATTGATGGGCTTCCTGTTAGCACGTCTGGCTATTTGAAGTCTGGCGATTATATCCAATTAGGCAGCCTTTCTGGTTCAACATTGCACAAGGTTTTGAATGATGTTGACAGCAATGCTTCTGGCGAGGCCAGCATAGACATCTATCCGTCTATTCGTCTCGCCCCGGCAGACAACGCGACAGTTACAGTTAGCAACGCAAAGGGCGTGTTTAGACTTGCAAGCAATGAGACAAGCTGGTCAATAAATGAAGTGACGCACTTCGGCATTACATTTTCAGCAGTTGAGGCTATAACATGAGCCGAGAATTACCAGCAGAACTTGCCACAGAATTACTTGCCCCAGAGATTACTCCGTTTTTTGCTGTTGAGTTATTCTTTCAGACATCAACTTTGCGGTTCTGGTCTGGGCTTGGAGAAATCGATCTAGACGGCGACACTTATGTTGGGAGTGGCAATATGCTTGCCGTGTCAACCATTGACGAGACATCAGAAGTTTCTGCCAAGGGCGCAACATTGACCCTATCTGGCATTCCAAGTGAATTAATTAGTCTTGCTTTGCAGGAGCCATATCAAGGACGAAAGTGCAAAATTTACTTCGGCGCACAAAATGCAAATGGTGAATTTCTGCTACAGGAAGATGGCTCTTTGGTGTTGAACGAGGATGGTTCAGCCTTTTCTTTAGGCACAAGTACGCCAAATGTTATGGCTGAGATATTTAGCGGATATATCGACCAAATGAATATCGACGAGGGGCCTGAGAGTGCGACTATCGCTGTTGGTGTTGAGAGCCGACTGATTGACTTACAGCGTCCGCGTGTTCGCCGCTATACACACGAAAGTCAAAAGACAAGGTTTCCAAACGACAGGGGCTTTGAGTTCGTCAACGACTTGCAAGACAAAAAGTTCGCTTGGGGGCGGTGATGCGCCTTGTGGAATGGTCACATAATTTAGATAATTTGATTGACGATTTGCGCCATAAGAATTTTTTGTGGGGCAGCAATGATTGCCTGACATTTGCAAATCAGGCTCACAAGGCAATGACAGCAAGACCACTGGCAGACGATTGGGTCGGCGATTATTCGTGCGCTCTAGCGGCTAGGCGTCACTATGACAATCTTTTGCAGAAGCAGGGCTTTGATACTATTGTTGACGCTATCGATAAAAGACTTGAGCGCATAAATGTTGCCCTGCCGCCACGAGGTTCTTTGGTTGCTAGGCATCAGCCAGAAAATCCTGTTATTGGGTTTGTTCTTGGTGTTTGCGTGGGCGAGAAGATAGCGTTTATTTCTAATCAAGGTGTGCTATTCTTACATTCACAACCTGATGATATTTTCTGGGCGATTTGATATGTGGCGTTTCTTAATTCCTATGGTGCTATTTCCCACGGTGGCCTTGGCTGATCCCGTTAGTGCGGCTGTCGCAATAATCAGCACGGCCACAGCGTATGCAACAAGCACTCTCATTATGTCGAGCATCTGGATACACTTTGGAACAATGGTCGCGCTCTCATACGCCTCAAAATTGCTTCAGCCAGACGTCGGAGACATAAACAATAACTTGAACGGCTATGACGTGGCAGGGCTGACACCGGCGTCCGACCACGCTATTATTTATGGTAAAACAAAGGTCGGGGGGCCTATTGTATACAAAGAAACGACCGGCAATAACAAATACCTCCACGTTCTTGTGGCCTTGGCCGGACATGAAATTGAAGATGTTTCAGAAGTATACCTAAATGACGAACAATTAACATTCGCAGGGGGGTCTACCACGCCTCCAACTGTTGGAATTTTAGCCGCCACCCAAACACCGTCCAAGTATTCAAACAAGGTTTATGTCGCTAAATTTCTAGGCACGGACACACAGCTTGCTTCCACTGAATTAGAAAACGCTTCTTCTGGACTGTGGACAAATCAGCATCGGTTGCAGGGGATTGCCTATATTTACATTCGTATGGAGTTTGACACAGATGCGTTCCCGCAGGGTGAACCTCAAATATCTGCCATAGTTAAGGGCAAAAAGGTCTACAACCCAAATACATTAACAACGGAATGGTCGGCCAATGCGGCATTGTGTTTGCGTGACTATTTGACGTCTGATTATGGCTTAAATGCAGAAGCCAGCGAAATTGATGACATATCATTCATCGGTGCGCTTAATGTTTGCGACGAGGACGTTGCTCTTTCTGCTGGGGGGTCTGAAAAGAGATATGAGGTCAACGGTTCATTCACAACCTCCTCACAGCCTGACAAAATTATTGAAACAATCACGAAGTCAATGGCTGGCTCCATATGGTATGCACAGGGTAAGTTTCGCGTAAAAGCTGGCGCATACACAACGCCAGTTTATACCTTTGACGAAGATGACTTGCGTGGCAATCTGCAAATTCAAACTCGTCGCAGTCGCCAACAGAACTTCAATATCGTCAATGGGAAATTCAAGGGTGAAGAAGGTAACTGGATGCATACAGACTATCCAGAAGTTCGCCTAAGTGCTGCTACAATTTCAGACGTTGACAATGGGGAGGAGGTCAAGACTAGCCTTGATTTACCGTTCACATCAACCAGCACAATGGCCCAGCGTGTGGCAAAAGTTCTATTATATCGCAACCGCGAGCAAATCGTGGTCAACGCATCGATGGGTCTTAGGGCTATGCAAGTTCAGGTTGGAGATATTATCAAGCTGACAAATACTCGAGCCGGGTGGACGGAAAAAACATTTGAGGTGTTGGCTTGGCAATTTGTCCCTACAGAGGGAAGTATGCTTGAGGTAAATTTATCGCTAGGCGAAACAAGTGCTGATGTTTACGACTGGAACGCGGAAGAAAGTGCGTTTGAGGACAACAACACAACGCTTGCGGATGCTTTTGTTTCTCCTCCGGTCGGTCTTAACATTTCCACTGAGGCTCGTGTTATAAGTGAGAAGGTTTCTACTGTCTTAAAGATTATTGTTACATCATCATCTCCGGAACGTGTCGATTACGTTGAGGTTGAGTTCAAGAAATCTACAGACGATGATTACACACAGGCCGGCGTTGGTGAACTTGGTCTCTTTGAAGTTCTTGACCTTGATAACGCTGATTATGATATTCGCGCTCGTTCAGTAAATACATTCGGCATCCGGGGCGAGTGGGAATATATTTTAGGGTACGCAGTAAATGCATTCGCCGAGCCACCGCAGAATGTAACAGGCTTCAACGCTACAGTTGGTGGCGCACTGCTCAATCTGGAGTGGGAAGCCGTAAGTGATTTAGATTTGAGCTTTTATCGCATCCGTCACTCGATTGAGGAATCCGGTGCAAGCTGGGCTAACGCAACAACGGCAGTCTACAAAGTAGCGCGGCCAGCCAATAGCATTACTGTTCCGGCGCGTTCTGGAACTTATACTATCCGTGCCTATGACAAGTTTGGAACTAGTAGCACGGCATATACCAGCGTTGTCGTGCCGTCAGGCGACCTAGAGGCATTTACTACAACCAGCACTCAAGCCGATCAACCAACATTCTCTGGCGGCAAAACAAACCTAACTATAACCTCTGGAAATCTGCGTCTTACAAGCACCACAGGAGCCACACCAGAGGCTCCGGTGACTGGCGTGTATGACTTTAGCAACTACATCGATACCGGCTCTGTGCGACGCGCTAGGGCGCGTATAGACGCATCTGTTACTAGGTTTAATTCTGGTGCTGGGTTGTGGGACGACATTGCGGGTAATTGGGATACTTGGGAAGGTTTGTGGGATAGCTGGTCTGATCCGCAGTTTGCAGACCATAATTGCCTGTTTTATATTTCAACAACTAATGACGACCCGGCATCGTCCCCAACGTGGTCTGATTACAAATTGTTTAAGGCTGGTGACTTTAGTGGCAGAGCGTTCCGTTTTCGTGTAGTATTGATTTCAGAGGCCGAAAACATTTCGCCAAGTATTGATGAACTGACAGCCGTAGTGGAGTATAACTAATGGCAACTCACGATTATATAATTGACAACCAAGCGAGTGCGACTGCTCGCGCTGACATTAACAGTGTGTTGCAAGCTATCTTGACGAACAATAGCAGTTCGACTGCACCGACAACAACTGCTGGCAATATGTTGTGGTATGATACATCAAACAATGAATTGAGGATGCGAAGCGAGGCTGACGACGCTTGGATTACGATTGCCTACCTTGACCAAACAAATGATTGGATGGAAGTTCGCAGCAATGTCATTCAAGCCGCCTCGTCTGCTGGCATCGATGTAAAAAACAGCTCTGGAACAAAAATTATCGATTTGCAGGTAGCTTCTCAGGTAACGGCTGAAGCAGCAAGCAACAACACTGAATTGATGACACCTTTGCGCGTCAAGCAGTCAATCGACGAAAATGCAGTTACGGTTGTCGCTTCTGATTTTGTCGGAACCAACGGATACGTCAAATACAACAATGGACTT